AGTTAATGCAGGAGCTGCATCTTTTTCATAATTGTTTCTTGTTTTTCCAATTAATTCCATAATTCAATTTATTAAAAAGCGTTTAAAAATAATAATTTAAGCGTTGTAGTCATCAATAGACTCTACAACTAGTCCTAGATCGTTATTGATCTTAAGTGTAGGGAACATTCCTACAGGTGATTTAGATTGATACTCATCTGTTCTGTTAGTTACAAATGAATAAGATGCTGTTTGAGTTTTATCATCATATTGAACATCTGTAAACAACAGTACAGTAAATAAACCTTCAAGAGTTACTTTCTCGTCTAACATTTTACCGATAGTTTTAATTTTCTTAAAAGATTTACCATCTACCATAACATCTTCTGAATGAGTAAGAACTATTACTTTTTGATCTTCTCGTAAAAATCTTCCACCGTTTAGAACATCATAAGCATTCTTTGCCATCATAGCAAACTTATCAAATCCTTTAGTAGTAGCCTTTCTTACAAACTCATCAGCCATAATGTATTGGTAATCATCAAGAACAATATTCTTGATTGCTGAGTTACTCTTGATCTTTTCAAAGGCAGCTAATACCATTTTAGGATCAATAGTAGAGAAATAATTCTTCCCTTCGACATATTTAGACTTCCATCCTTTAAATGGTAATGCTTTTCCCATTACGTTAATAACGAAAGTCTCTTCAGGGTTTAACCCCTGGATGTTTAATTCTGGGATATTACCAATAGAGGTAGATTTCCCTGAGCCACTAGGGCCCACAATTCCAACTAATTCTGACATAATTTAGTTTTAAGATTAAATAATAAGTTAACTTCCACAGCCAAAGCAATCAAAGCCAGAGTTTTCTGGTTTTTCAAATGGATTAATTCCATTTTCAATTTTTTCAACATCTTTCTTGTATTGCGCATCAAGCATTTTTACTTCAAGAGCACTTTCGCAAGCACTTTTTTGGTCTAAATACTTTTTAGATAGCAACTGCTTTGCACTTTGTTTTTCTTCGTTCGTCATTACACTATTTTAATTTTGATCTTTACAATCTTCTACTCTACTGTATTTTAACATATTCTTCATAACACTGATGCAAGGTTCACCCTCACGTACTTTTAGAAAATGCCAAAATAATTTACCATCTACTGTTCCTTTATAATTACCATATCTTTGTAACCCCATTTGCTCAGGATTCATAGATACCATTACAACATCGCTAAACATAAAAGCAGCACTAGATCCGAATAAATCCCTTTTCTTAGGGAAATGCTGACTTGGTTCAGATTGTCTTTCTGCTCTTTCTATATCACCGTTTAGTTGTGATAGAATTATAAAAGATATTTTAATACCTGCTGAATGTGTAATCTTTTTAAGTCGATTAAACATTACATATAGATCTACTAATATCTGTCGTTCTTCTTTATTACCATGAACTAACAAAGTATGATCTAACATAACAATAGTATTAGGATAATGTTGTATAAAATCAGTTATAGTTTTCTCTACTTGAGGAACCGTACCTGCTTCTTCTACATAGTATATAGGTAAATTTGCAATAGTTTTACCTTCGTTTAATACACGAGAGTAGTTTTCGTCATCTAAAGTATAATCAGGAATACCACTATGTAATTCTTGAGTAGTTAAATTTAAAGTGTGTGCAAATTTCCTTGACACTAAATTTTTAGCTAACATCTCGAAGTTAAATGATAAAACTGTTACATCTTTATTCTTAGTAACAAGATGAGTTTCTAGCTGATTAATGATAGCAGTTTTACCACTACCACTCATACCAGCTATAGTATGAATAGTGCCCCATTCTATACCGCCCATAGCAACTTCATTGTATTTGGACCAGGGAGTAGTTAAAGAGGATATTATACCTTTTCTTCTTTGATCAATGTAAATAGCACTCTCACGAGTAGCATCTTTAATATGCCTAATTTGCAACTTAGATGAATTTTTCTCCATAATTAGTAGTTTTTTTGTTCGTTATCCATTTCTAGCAAATATTCATAATTAAACCAACTCTCTTGATTTAGATACACATCAAGTTGTTGCATAAATTGCAACTGCTGACTTTTCCTACGCATCCACATCTCTGCTTGTAAACATTTCATAATATGATCATGCACAGCTTTGTTCTTTACTTTCTTCTCGTACTTCTTTTTCATTTTCTTTGTGAGAGCGGATTTGAGACTCGTAGGCCGTAAAGCCCTTGTGCCTCCATTTCCATTCGAAACTTTTATGGGGTAGGTACCGAATAACTCCCAGAAAAAGGAGTCATCATAGCCAAAAAGTTTAGAAGTTTTCTCTCTTGAAATGATTAAGTTTGATACAAGCGTATCCTCAGCATAATTAAGAATATATCCCTTATCAGAGAGCTCCTTAAGTTCATCATGAACGTCATATGTGAGTAAGTAATATTCAAAACTATTGCGCTTTCCTTCATAAAGAAGGTTTAGCATAACATATTGATTTACAGTTAGTTGTGATGAGATGAGACACTCAATGTTTATCTCAACTATCATAGTCTAATATACATTTTTTTCATCAAAAATGCTAGAATTATAGTCTAATAATATCTGCATAAGAACAATGTCTTGTACAAATATATTTTTAGGCATATTCTAAAATTTCATCTGGTGAATCAATATAAACAGCATTATACCTGTTTTGAGATGATTTAAGCCACTGCTCATCTTTTGTACCTTTAGCGTACAGTCTGATAAGAACAGCTCTTTTATCTTCTTCATAACGTATAATCCTACCCAATCTTTGTATTTGGGATTTTTCTTTAGAAGTACCTGCTGCTATAATAGCATAAGTTACTCTTGGTAAGTTAGCACCTTCATCTAAAGCTCTTGCAGCAGAAAGAACATTTACTTTTGT